CTTTGATAAATGATTTCCTCAAAGTAGTTTTCGCCTTCGTGATGTGTAACCTTTATAAGTGCAGCTGGATGCACATAACCAAAGTCAAGACCATAGAATACATCGCCTTCGGGTGCGGTGTCGTATAGTTTCCATTGGGTGTAAATAAGTTCTTTTGCTGCACCTCGTTCTCCTAATCCGTAAACCTTCCACATAAAATCATCAGGTAGGTTTTTATACTGTTCAATGTTTTTTATTTGTGATTCGGATAGGTTTGGTATATTATTTAGGTAGGTAGAATGGATGCGTTTGTTTTCAGGATTGTCCGCTATCTCGTAAACCCAATTAACAAAGTCAGCAGGATTCCAATCTAGGAATACCTTACCTGTGGTTCTCATTAGTAATTGGTCGTAAAGTGTACGCTTAATTAAATTGGCTTCGTTGATAAATAGAACATCCCTTGCTGGTCCTCTTGCCTTGCTTTCATCTTCTAATCCAAACAGTTCAATGTAAGACCCATTGGGGTAAGTGTATATAAAATCGGAAAAGCTAAAGTCATTGTCTTGCCATAAACCCCAATTCTCCATTATAGATTTAAAATCCCTATAAACACCTCGCTTGATATGGGGAAGGGAATGAGAAACAATTGAAATCCTAGTCTTTGGATTGTTGTAGGCTATCTCAATTAGTAACTGAACAATGGAATAAGACTTTGAACTCCTTGTGCCACCTTCATTGCAAATAACAGGATAGCTGCCTTCGTATGCTCTTTTGTTGGCAAAGAATACTGGTGTTGCATTAATCTTCAATTGGTTTGCATCGGTCATCTTGTTGTATTACTATTTGAACGCTCCCTTGAATGTTTGCGTTTAAATCCGTTGTTTGTTTTGCTCTACCTTCTAATCGGTCAAGTATTTCCTGATAAGCCCTTAAATCGGATTTCATTGCCTTTGCAATTATCTTCATATCTAGTTGTTCAGCTATTGTAAACTCCTCATCTTCGCCTGTAACGGGGTTACGCACTTTGGTAACAAGTTCAAGTAAACGCAGTAAACGAGTTCTTGAATTAGGTACTCCTTTAGGTCTGCCATTAGGGTTTGCATTGTTCCCTTTTTGGAATGGGGTTAAGTTTTGTTCATTTGCCATAATCTCACGATTGTTTCACGATTCTTACAAAGTTACACCACAATTCGGACAAGTCGTACCTCCGATGGCATTGTCCTTTGGTTGTTCTATATCATTTGCGAATGCTGGTATATCTAATCCCCAATTATCTAAATCTTCAATGTTCCATTCGTTTGCCAAAGCATCCCACTCCCATTCGCCATATCCAACATTATCTTTAACGATAAATTCTTTCTTTTGTGCTTCGCTTAAATTGTTAGCGTGAATTACAGGAACATTAGTTAACCCAGCTTCAATACAAGCCTTTAGTCTCATATTGCCACCTAATACCATATTGTTTTCATCAATTACAATTGGTCTTAACTCAAGCATTTGGGGGAAATCTTGGATTGACTTAACAAGTTGTTTAAACTTAATATCCTTTATGATTCTTGGATTGTTTGGGTTTGGTTTGATTTCGTTAATTAACATTATCGGTTCTTTGTTGGTGTTCTTATAGATGCTGATTTAACAACATTATTTATAATTAGATTATTGTAGCCAATTTCTTTTTTACACTTGCATTTGATGGTGTGTTCCTTTATGGAACTTTGCCAAACATAGTCCTCAATAATTATTCCACATTTGCACTTGTATTCTCTTTTACAAAATGTATCTTTCATTATCCTTGTCTATTGTATGGTTTTGTTGGTTTGTCTTTCGGTCCGTTACTTTTTTTGTACTTACCTTTTTTTCTTGTGCCAAAGTTTACCTTTCCAGCTGCGTTAAGTTTCGCCATTATTTATACTTTTCTATTAGTTCGTTTAATTCAGTCCTTGACCATTTCTTTATGAGCCTGTGTTGGCTTTCTAGGTGTAATACCATTCGTTCGCCTATCTTATCAATTAGGTTTCTGCGATAGCCTATCAAGTGGAATTGGTCAAAGCCATTACAAGATTTACATTCTCCGTTGACATTGTACTCATCAAACCTTAATGCTGAACTCCCCTTGACAGGTACATAATGCCCAGCATCCATATATTCAAAATCCTTTACCTGACCGCAACTAATACAAGTAAAATATCCATCTTGACTATCTCTAGTCCTTATGTAGCGGTTAAATATTTGTTGAGCCTTTGCGGTTAATCTTGGTATTGATTGTAAAGCCATAATGCAAAATTAGGGTTTTATAGTACGAAAAACAACTATTCGGTCTTTATGGGTAAATCGTTTCTTATTGACAGGGTTTAAGGATTGTTTTATTTGGTATTCATTTACTCCTGTTATTCTTTTTGCGTAGGATATGGATTTAAATATTATTTCTTGTTTTGTGTCTAGGTATATCATTCTCACAGGCTGCGAGTTCTCTGCTCCGTTCATTTGCTATGTCGTTTAGTAATCTTGTTAATGGAATTAAAAATCCTTTGGAACTGTTGTTATCGCCTCCATTTTTAAGGAATATATTTTGTTTAAAATAAACTCTACAAGTTTGTTTTAGTGTTTTTGTTGGAAATATTAATGCGGAATCTAATTCACTTAATCTATAAATCCAATATTCAGCGGTTGTGGTTGCTAATCCGCTAGGCTTATCTCTTGATTCGTATTCTATAAATAAATTACCTGTTTTATGAATTAATCTATCGTTTTTTACTTCAATATGTTTTCCATTAGAAAACAATTCATTTATCCAATCTTCGGCTTTTTCGCCAAAGTTAAGGTCGTGTGTAAAGCTGGATGAATATTTCATTTTAGTATTCGTTTAATTTCGTAGTATAGGTCAAATGTTACCAATATGGTAATGGCTAGTATAAATCCAATAAATATCCTTGTAAACTCAATTGTTAGTTTAAATAGTTCTTTCATATTATTGATTTTTAGTCCATCCATTTTCCGTGTTTTCTTAAATGCCAAAATCTATGTTTTAATACTTCAATAACAATACCCCAAAAGGTATCTGCTTCGTAAGTACCAGCATCACAGGTTAATTTAAATTTAGCTTTCATCGGTTTATTATTTATAGTTGATTGTTAAAGTGCATCATTAAAGAATATTTTTTACATTGTTGGGTCATAGTTTCATCGCTGATTAACATATCATTTGCTTTTTTCGCTTGTGCCAAAAAGAATAACCTAACTTTTGCCTTTATATCATCGCCTTGTTCTTTTGATATTTTAATCAATTTGCGTTTCCACATATAATCAAATACTTGGTGATTAATAAACCTAAAGTCTTTTCTAGTTGATTTATCCCACCATTCCTTTTCATCCTTAATAGCTTGTTCTTCATCTATGTAATTGTGAGCAGTTGGCTCAATCTTTGGTTCAATCTTTTGCCTTACCTGTACTGCTATCTTTTTGTATTCAGCCATTACATCGCCAAAGAATTTAGGGCTAAATGAACCATAATTTCTATCTACATCTAAACGACCTAAAACATAAAGTTCAAATGCTGCTCCTAATTCTTTTAGTTTAAATATTCCATAGTTCTTTAATACAAAATCAACTAGGAACTGAAATTCAGGGCTTGTTGGTGGAACTGCACCGCTTAACTGAATACAGGTTTTTAAGTGTTCAGCTACTTCTATGCTTGAACATTTAGATATGTGCATTGTTTGTAAGGCATCGTAAATTTTAATCTCGCTTTGGTTCAATGTATTTAAGACTGGCAAGTTGTGTGAAGTTACGCTCACTGACATTGGGTTTATGACTTGTGGTAGCATTTCGGATAATGATTTCATCGTTAAAAGATTTATTGTTTAAATATGTGGTTGGGTCTTTACGGAATGTTTTATCAGGTGTTGAATTAACATACTCTTGTACTATTTTTAAAGCTAATTGCTTTTCATCACTTGTCAAAATATTCCATTTACTAATGGCTTTTTCCTTACTCACTTTTTTATCATAAATATTCCACCATTCATCAAATGCACTATCTAGTATATTTACTTTA